TCTCCTCTACGAACTGGAAAGGGCGGGGGCGTGTGCCCCCGCCCTTCTAGCCAGTACTTACTTGGCGGGGTTATCAGGCGATGGCCCCACCGAGGGTGTTGAGGATGACGCGGGACTCGTGCGTGATCATGCCGAAGCCCCAGATGGCGTACCACGCCAGACCGTGCTCACGACCGAAGTCGATCACACCGCCGTCTCGCAACTCAACCGGGAGCGAGATGGCGTGGCCGAAGGCGTTGTCACCGATCATGATGGCGGCGTACGACTCGTCAGCGACATCGCCGTCACCAGCGTCCGGCAGGCCAGCAGCGATGGCGCTGGTGTCCAGACCCTTGGCAACCTGCGTGGTCTCAATGAAGACAACGTCGTAGATACGCCCGATCTCACCGAGCATGAAGTTGCCGGGGGCGGCGTACTTCGTGACCTCGATGAACTCCGGCCAGTCACGGAGCGCACGGCTCTGCGACGGGTGAACGAAGCAGACGTAGGTGTCGCCCAGACGCGGGATGTTCTGGCCAGCGAGGACCTCAACGGCATCCTTGACGGTCGCCGGGGACATGTAGCCCGGAGCCGACGCGGTACCAACGGTGCCCGGGTCGTACGGCGAAATCGCGCCACGCTCAGAAGCCGTGGTGCGTCCGAAGACGGCGTTGGGAGCAACAGCGGCCCCACCACCGAACGGGATAGCGTTCTGGTAGAGGGTGTTGCGGGCCTGCGTGTCCATGGACTGAGCCATGTGACGACCGAGGAGGCGCGAGGCCGAGGCCATCACGTCATCGAACGAGGCGTTGAGGAGGAGTTCGGTGACGGCGACAGCCTTACCGTGCTCCTTGACGGTGATCTGGATCTGCGAGGCCGAGAGGGCGACCGGCTCCATACGAACACCCTCAGTCAACTCCGACCCAGTCTGGTCGACGCTGAGGTTGTTGTAACGCATGAAGTTGATCGTCAGACCGGGCTGAACGCCCAACTCCGTCTTCTTGACGGCGAACTGCTCAAAGCGAAGCACCGGCATCGCTTGGAACAGGATCTCCTTCGACCAGATCTGCTGAATGGCGGGCGAAAGGGTGGCGTCTGACGAATAGCCGGTCGTAGAGACCGCCGACAGATCGGCACCAGTAATCGCTCCACCAGTGGGTGCGGGAAGGGCCATGGTTTTATCCTCCGTAGGATATTAAGTGGTTATGAGTTATTAGCGACCTCGGAAAGAGGCTGATGCCAAGAGCCTGTCTCGGACTTGTGCGTACTGCTCCATCGACATCCCGGCGATATCCGCCGAAGTGAAGGTCTGCTGCTCCGTCATATTCTCCAATGGCCCAGTTGGGGTTGATCCCGTTGCCGGGACTCCCCGCAAGCGCTGCTGCTGTTGCGGCATAGCCTGCTGGATATTCTCCACAATAGCAGACGTGCGAGCAACTACAGCCGAAATTGCGCCCTCAATCTCATCTTCTGAATTTCCCTTAATGAAATCGAGAAGTTCCGGCATGATGTTGTCCTGCTCCTCCGCAATGCGGCGGGACTTGTACGACTCCAGTTCCTGAAAGCGACGCTCCTGCTCAAGGACCGCCTTCTGCGCCTCGGACTCCTGCTGGAGGGCGTTGAACTTCTCCTCCCACTCCTGCTGAGCAGTGTTAATGCGCTGCTGGAATTCGTCTTCCTTCTTCATGAGAAGTTCCTTGGCGGACATCTCCTCTTCTTCACGAAGACGACGCTCTTCTGCCTCCTTAGCGGCGGCTTCCTCAGCGATGCGCTTTTGCTCTTCACGCTCGTGGTTGAAGACCTCAACTTGCTCCTGCAACTTGGAGATCTTGTCGTACAACTTGTCCTTTTCCTGACGGCGGATGGCCTCGACCTCATCCTCGGAGAACATCCGAGAGTTCTTGCTCACTGGAGCGGGGGCCGGAGCGGTTTCCTGTTCAGGAGCCGCCGCAGGGTTATCAATGGTGACAGCGTCACCGGTCTCATTACCTGACATGGTTAATACCTCACGTTGTCGTGCTTATATGTCTGAAATAGATTCCGATTAGTTAGTCCGAATCAGGCACACGTCGTTGAGCCAAGTTGGCTCCGTATGCCCGCTGCACCAATTGATTTACTACATCACCGGAGGGTTGGACCCCCGGCAATACTCCCGATCCCTCTTCTGCGGAACCGGCAGATGTTACGTCGGAGCCACCTGCGCTTTTTACGTCAGATGCAGGCTGTGCTCCTTCGGGGGTAACCATACCCGTTAAAGCCATAACGGACGCGGATATCTGGGCGCCAATTAACTCAAGGGCACCCTGATCAAACGCATCATCGCGGAGTTCCTCAGAAACCTCCGCCATCTTCTCATTCGGGAACTCTTCTCCAAGGGCACGCAGAGCGCCACGCTTGGACTCCAGACCCATTGCCATCTTCGCCTGCAACTCGTTGAGTTTGATCAACTGGTCGACGGGGAGCGGATCAGGCCAATGGATAGACGTACGATACGTGAGCGGGTCACGGGGGTCGAGAACCTGCAACTGGTCAGGCTCGGGGAACGTCGCCTCGGCGGGGTTCCACTGAAGAGACTCCGGCTCGTGAACGGCCTGTGTGCGGATGATGAGTTCGTTCAACTGAACGAGGCCCTTAGCGAAGTGCGTCCGCTTCATGTAATAGCGGTTCATCATCGGCTGGTATTGAATAGCCAACGCAACACCCGAGGTGTTGGAGATCGGTTGAGTCTTACCAAGGGCAGTCTCAGGCACACCCGTGATCTCGTGCATCGCCTGCTTGATGACCTGCACGTAGTTCAACGCACCCGCCATCTCACCGCTGGACTCAAGGTTGTACACCCGAGCCTTGTCGGGGAGACCGGCCCACACCTTCTTGGCACCACGCTCCAACTGTGAAGCCTTAGCGCCAGTGATAATGGTCACGGGGGCGCTGTGGTAGTTGATGATGTCCGAGATCTCAGTCATCTTCTCGTTCAACTCTCGGTTGAGCGGAATGATGTCCCAGATGTCAGCCTGCCCCCAAGGGGACGACGAGATGCTGACGTTAGGAATATGGATGACCGGCACCTTGCCGATGGGGTTCTCGTACTGGTCGATCAACTCATCGTTGATGTACTGCTCCACCGTCTCATCGGTGAGGATCTCAGTGAAGGTGTAGACCTGACGAGTGCCCTCGGGGCTGGTGCCCCAGAACCGGTACTTCAACTTGAACCTGAGGATGCGGTCCCTGTCGTGGGGGTGGTACTCAGGGAAGCAGTGGGCGGGGTTCAGCGGGATGAGGCGGGTACGCCCAGAATGAACAACTCCGAGGGTGTCCTGCCACGGCTGCTCATATGCCACCTTGACAAAGCAGTCGCCAGTAACACCGGCCAACTGCCCCATCTCCCAGAGCACCTTGCCCTTATCGTTATCGACTTCCCAGACCTTCTGAAGGACGTGGGGGATGATCGCACCGGTCGCCTCGGGAGTCTTGAATTGGACTCCCTTACCAAAGCAGAAGTTAGTGATGTAGTCCGACATGGTGCGGACGTAATTCATGGCGAGATTAGCCTCGCCCATCTCTCGGCGGTGCGACCAGTGGTGGCCGAGGTACCAAGCCCAACAGGCGGCATAACGGTTTAGGCGTGGACCGTGAACCTCAAACTCTTCATCAGCGAGTTCGACAAGTCCAAGCGGCGAAATAGCGACCGTTAGGTCGCTAGAACTCGCTCTATAACTTGGTGACCAAAAATCAACTGGCACAGGGTGCTCCCGTCAACAGTACGTACTGCCTAAATGCTAGCACACTACTTCTTTGTCTTCTTGGCCTTCTTGGCGGCGTTCATGTTATCCACGAGATTGGGGTAGGGTCGACCGGCCTTCTTAGCGGATGCCTTAGCACTAGCCTTTTGCGAAGGAGTCAACTTCTTATCCTTCTTTGTGGGATCTTTCTTATCCCAAACCTTCTTCTCAGCCATTACTTCTTACCTCTGTTTCGTGCGCGGTTAGTACTGGGGTCTTCCTTAACCAACTTGCCGTCTTTGGTATGAGACAGGTCCTTGCCGCCCTTGCCGTCGATACCACGGTCACGGCGGGCCTGCTTCAACTCAGTCCGCTTAGCCCGCTGTTCCGGCTTCTTATTGTTCTTAGAAGTCGTGGCGTTCTTCTTCTTACGAGCCTCGGGGTTCTCCTCGTAGTACTTAGCGGATTTACGTTTCTGTGAACTGGGAAGTTCTCGGGGGGCCATTACCACTTCACCTTGTCGGCCCAGTAGGCGGCGCTCATCTTGCCCTTCTTGATGTTGGCACCGTGACGGGCCTTGAAGGACGCACGCTTCTTCGTCATCTTCTCAGACTCGCCAG